AGCTGGCTGCGGTCCACTTCGGCATCGCGAACGATGGCGGCCGCCAGCTGAGCGTCTTCACTCGCAGGCTTGTTGTTGTAGAGGATGGCCAGTGTCGGGGCTTCGGCCGGGTTCTCCGGGTCCGGCTCGACAGGCTCATAGGGTGCATAGCCGGCGCCGGACAGCGCAACGATGGTGCCCGCGGAAATCGCCACCGCCGTGGCAAGCAGGTTGATCTGGGCGCGGGAGCGTTCGCCGGAGGCCTCACTCAGCAGGAAGTCGGCGCTGCGGGCGCCTTGGGTAACGATGCTCATTGCTTGGCTCCTTTACGGGCTGCCCAGATGGACGAGGTGGAGATTCTTGGGGCCTTGTCGCCGCCAGGCGGCGTACTGGCCTTGGCTTTGGTGGCGTCGCCCTTGATGGCCTGCAGGGTGATGCCGCGATCCTGCGCAGCCTTGTAGAGCGACAGGCCTGCGGCTTCGACGGTGAGACCGTCGGCGATGGCGGCCTGCACTTCGGCTTCGAAGCCCTTTTGGGCCAGGGCGTGGATACCGGCGATGCGATCGCGCTCGGTCTTGGCACCCTCGATACGGGCGGCGGCTTTGATGGCCTCGACGTCGGGCTGATTGGCTTCGGCAATCTCGATGGTCTGCGGGTCGATGCCGGCAGCCAGGGCCGCCTGCAGCTCCGCGGTGGTGCTGACTTTCATGGTTCTGTTCCTTGGGTTGGTTGAGGCCGGCTTGGCCAGTTCGGCGATTACCCCTTCGAGGGAGCCGATTCGATGTGCAAGGCCAGCCTCAACGGCGGCGGCCCCTACGCGCAGCCCGCCATGGTCACCCATGCCAGGTACTTGCTCTGCTGTAACGCCCAGGTTGCGGGCCACTTTGCTGACGAAGACTTCTTCGAGCGCATCGATGGTCTCGGCAACTTTGGCGCGCCCCTCTTCAGTGCTGACATCGGGTCGCTTGTTCGGCGCGTTGCGGCTGACGATCTGATAGCGCTTGCGGCCATTGGCGGACTCGCCATCGACCACGGCTTCCACCACGACGCCAACGCTTCCGGCTATACCGGTTTCGTCGATGACGATTTCGTGCGCGGCGGACGCGAGCCAGTACGCGCCGGAGGCGCCGCTACCTCCGATGTAGGCGACGATGCGCTTTTGGCTGCGACCGGCGTGGATCACTTCCGCCAGTTCGTTGATGCCGCTGGCGACACCACCGGGGCTATCAATGTTGAGGACGATGGCTTTAACCGCCGGGTTGTCGAGCGCCTCGCGAATATCGGTAGCCAATACCTGGGTACTGGTGGCACCGCTAATCTCGGTGAACAGATTGGCGTAGCGGAAGATTGGACCGACCACGGGTACGACGGCGACGCCGTCCCGCAGGGTTACGGTGCGGCTGTTGTCCAGGCGTCGACCCAGCTGGGTTTCGAGCGCGACGGGGTCGCCCATGCGCTCGGCGATCGCCAGCAGGTTGTCCAGGCTGTCGGGCAGCATCAGCCAAGGCTGCGCGGCGGCCAACTCGAATGCGCGGGGCATGGCTATTCCTCTTCTTTCGGTACGGCGGCGAGTTCCGCCTGCTTCGAGTTGGGTAGCTCCAGGCCATCGGCGCGGCGCTGTTGAACCTCACGCTTGCGCTGCCGGTAGATCTGCAGCCAGGTTTCTCCGGTCATGGCGGCGGCTTCGATGGTCTCGTTGCTGAGGCCAGCATCTATCCGCGCCTGGGCGGCCTTGGCTTCCTTGAGTTCGTCGATAGCACCGCGGGCCGGGCCGATCCAGACGGCGCGGGTGTAAGCGCGGCGGCGTGCGGGGTCGAAGTAGCCAGGCAAACGCAGGCGCCCTCTCGCGACGGCTTCGTCGACGAGCAATTCATAGGACGGCTGACAGAAGTCACAGACCAGCCACCAGCGCCGCAAGTTGTACATCCGCCAGGCCTGCAGCATCGCGGCGCGAGCCGCGCTGTAGCTGCTGCTGTAGTAGAGCAGTAGCTCTTCTACTGGCATTTCCAGGGCGGCGCCGATCTCCTTGGCCACAGCCATGAAGAAGGGGTCGAACTGCGCGTTGGGCCTGGCCGGGTTGGCGGTGATCGGTTCCTCACCTGGAGCCAGGTCTACGACTGCACCTTCGCCCAGCTCAACCGGAGGCAGTTCTTGGGCGTGCCCTTCGGGCTGCTCGTTGCCCAGCGCCGCCATTGGCAGGTTGCTCTGGTTGAATTCGCTGCCCTTCTTCAGGAACACCGTGAACATGGCTGAAATGACGGCGGCCATCAGCTCGGCGCTGCTGTAGCGTTCAAGCTTCTGCAGGGGCTCCAGCACGGGCGCGAGATAGGGAGCACCTCGTTTTTGCCCGGGCCGTTCCTTGTCGCACCACACCTGAAGTACGCGGCGACGGCCCGTCTGCGCGCCGAATACCTCCAGGCGTTCCCAGGTGAGCGGTTTGGCGAGACGCTTGTCGCCGGGGTAACCACTGCATACCCAGACGGCGATGGGTGCGCCTGTTTGCGTATCGAATTCGATTCCCTCCGACAGGCTGGCCGTGTCTGGCTGGCCGTTGGGGTTGCTGATGCGGTCCGTTTCGAGCAGTTGCAGGCGGGTACTGAACAGTGTGCCGTCGCGCTCGATGTCAGGCGTGGCCACGAACAGGTCACCACCAGTGAGCGCGGACATCAGCGCGATCGCCTGTTGCTGGTAGTGGGTGCTGCTGGCCTCGGCGTCGCACTCGCGAGGATCCTCGGCGTAGAGCGTCCATTCCCGCTCAAGCTGTTCGTTGAGTTGTTCGCCCTCCTCCTCGCTGATGCCAAGGGCCTCGAAATCGACCTGAGGCCTGCAAATGAGCCCGGTGCCCACCACGCTGGTTCTGACCCGCACGATGGCGGCGCGGCCCAGCAAGTGGTTGCGCATCGCATCGCGGGAGCGGGCGATCAGGGTGCTGCGCTCGACCTTGCTAAGGTCGCGAGACGGACTGCCAAGATGCGGCACCCAACTGGCCATGCTTCGCAGCATTCGCGAGGCGCCGCGCCAGCGCGTTTCGCTGCCGCCGCCCCCGCCTTGTGCCCGAGGCTGGCTCTGCACCAGGTCGAGCGCCGCGCGAACGGCCTTCTCTTCCGGCGTCTTTCGATTGAACCAGGCCATGTCAGATACTCAGGTAGTTGATGCGGTTGCGCCCGCGCCCGGCCTGCCGGGCTTCTTCGGAAGCGACTTCTTTCGCGTACTGCTGCTCGAGCATGCGCAGGGAAGCGAGCTCGGCGCGGTTCACCTGCCGATCCCCAAAGCGCACGGACTGAGCGCCATTGACGATCTTGCTGATAGCCGCGCGCACTTCGTCGAGCCGGATGCGGGCTTCTGTTTTCGGTCTCATGGGATTCCTCAGCGGACACGGCTTCGCGTTCCGCGCGTTTGTTGGGCACGGCGCGGTACGTTGGCCACGGGCTGGTCGCTGGTGAACAGGGCCGGCTGCATCAGCTGCTGCTCGAGCTGATCCCATTCGCTGTCTCGCAGCAGATGGGTTTTCAGGCTGCGAGCGGCATGCAGGGCGTATACCTCGCAGTCGAGCGCTTCGTTGCGGCGCCCGGCCTTGCGCTGCCATACCATCTTGCTTGGCTGCCGTGGGTGCGGGGCCAGGACTTCGTTGGTGACCTGCTCGTAGTAATCGGCACGGATCTCGCTGTACCAGTGCATACGGCCTGGACCTGCACCCGTAAGCCTGAGCCTGTTGTCGATCAGCGTCTTGGCCTTATGGGTGCCGACGATGTTGACTCGCAGCCCGTACTTCGCGGCCTTGGTGTTGTCTTGGGTGGTATCTACCGAGGTTGGCGGCTTGGAGTAAATCTCCTTCTCGCGACTATCGATGGACGCGCCTTTGATCGCCATGATGTTGTAGCGCAGGCGATCACGAACGTAGGTGTAGACGGCGTCACTGGTGTTTCCGTCAGAGCTGTCTACGCTCGCTGCTGAGACTGCCAGGCGAGTGCCGCCGGCACCCGGAATGGATGTTGCCAACAGGCGATCCAGCTCGCGCCATACGCCATCGCTGGCGTCCTTCGGATTTCCAGGCAATTCCCCCCAGTACAGACGCCAGGATTCCTCACCACGGCCCCAGCCGACGATCACCACAGCCAGGCGATCGCCTTGCACATCCACGCCAGCAGTGATCAGCACTACGCCGTTCGGGGCGGTCAGTTCCTGATACGGCTCTGCGCGCTTTTCCAGTTCGTCGGTCTTGGGGGCATCGCTCTTGTATTCGTAGCTTTCACCCATGGAGCTGTTGGTGAAAGCGATCATCGGGCCGATGTTGCCGCGCTCGGCGGCATATTCGGCCTGAAGCTTCTTCTCCATCAGCACGGCGAAGCGGGAGCCGTAGAACGTTGCGTAAAGCTCGTTCAGGATGTAACCGGCTATACCACGGAACTCAGCGGTCGCCTGCCAGCGGCCGCGCTTTAGGTTGGCGTTCTTCTGGTTGTCGTCCCAACTTGAACCACAATGCGGACAGGCGTAGTAGGTGCGCTCCGGACGCTTGTTGCCGTATACCTCGTGCCGATATTCCGGGTCGTCCGGGCAGTGGAGGTTGTCGAAGCTGAGCGCGTGCTCCTCACCGCAATCATGGCATGGGACAAGGCCTACGCGTTTGTCGGATAGCTCCAACTCGGCATCGATAGCCGAAAGCCCTTTGATCGTGGGCGTACCGCCGATGATGATCTTAGAGCGGCGAAAGGTCTTCAGGCGCTCCTTGGCCAGCTTGATGCTGTCACCCTGCCCGCGCAGGTTGAGGTTGCAGTCATCCGGTTCTTCCACCGCCACGCGAGGCACCGGCGTGGACTTGACGCTGGCCGGACTATTGGAGCCGACCATCTTGAGAAAACCGCCGGGGAACTTCTTGAAGTCCTGCCGCTGCTGAAGCCTTCGGCTGCGTAAGTCCACTTTGCGGCGAAGGCGCGGAGTGGCTTCGATCATCGGTTCCAGCTTCTCGCCAACGTACTGCTTGACCGATTCGGCCTTGGGAAACAGGACCAGAATGGGTGATGGGTCGATATCGATCCACTTGCCTATGGCGTTACCCATCACGCCTGATGTCCATGCCACCTGGGCGGACTTGCGACCGACAATCTCGGTCACACTGGGGTCATCCAGCGCTTCCAGCGGATTGCCAGGCCACGTCAGGTGGGGGGTGACTTCGAAGCGGTACTTGCCGGGGCGGGCCGCTTCTTCGGGCGCCAGCCAGCGGTACTTGTCGGCCCACTCGATGATGCTCATGCGAGGCGGCGGGGACCACTTGCGGCTCGCCTGCCGGATGGCTTTACGGGCCGTCTTCTTCAGCATCCTCCGGATCGTCCGATCCGTCATGATCCCCGTCTGACGGGTCATCGTCATCGGGGTCATAGTTGGCCAGCTCTCTCAGAATCGCTTCGATGGGGTCCCGGATCAGTTGGTCATCAATCTCCACGCCATAGCGAGCGGAAAGCTCACTGGCAAGATTCTCCGGAAGGGTGTTCAACAATTCGATCTTGGCGGCCTGGATCATCGCCTCGAAACGCTCAATCAGTTCGGCGGCGATTACGACTTCGCCGAGGTCTTTTGCCAGCGCCATTTCTTCGCGGTCGGCTCTCACCCGATCGAGGCGGTCACGTGCGGATTCTTTTTTGCCGTTCAGCGACGCTTGCTGCATGAGCCATTCGATCACCTCTTGGGTGTCATACAGGTTCTCGTTGCCCCGGCCGAGGCCAAACTCCTGAACCGGCATGCCAGCGTTCTGCCAGCGGCTCAGTGTTCGCTCATCGCGGCCGACTAAGTCACCCAGCTCTGACTTCGTTACTTGCCGGCCCATACCCAACCCTTTGAAAGACGGACATCTCTGTCCAGATTTCAGCTAGAGAGAAAACGCGGCTCGAATTACCCGTGTAGGGGCCGGCCGCCGGGAAGGACCCATCATCTGGCCGTGCGTAGCGCCTCCTCGAGCGCCTTGCTGGTCTCCGCTTCCAGATGCTCGTTAGCGACCCGCTCACCCACCCCATAGAAGTCCAAGCGCCGCGGATATGTTGGCCGCGAGACGAATGCCAACAACACATGCATCGTGCGCCGGCTGGTTCGCTCAGCTATGCCGATCGGCGTCCGGCCACGCTTTATCATGAAGTAACGCTGTGCGTTGCCGCGCTTGAGGCTTCGGCGGCTGTTCGTAGCGTTGGCGTCATAACCTGCATCGCCGAATGCTCGCAGTCCCGAGATCACCTTCGTGATGTTGCCCTTAGTCAAGTTGCCATGCTTGTCCAGCTTGGCGCCCTTGCCGGGCAGGATGTACTTGCCAGACGGCAACACGCCCGAACGCCGCAGCCTTGTCTCGCTACGCTTGTCCTGTCGTGGCCCGCCATCGATCTCAGGCGACAACCACCGCGTGGCCGGTACCGACTTGTCAGCCTCGTTCTTCATCCAGACTCGAGCTTCGAGCTTGTCCCTTTTGGCCGGGAACAACCTAAGGCTGTTCAGCGTCCAGCGGGTCGGACGGTCGAACACCGCGGCCATCTCCGCTTCCAGCTCGCTCTTCACGATCTGGGCTGTGCGTGTCAGGCCTAGCGCAACCGCGAACGGGATCTGGCGTTCAGCTTTGGCCAGCCGCTCCTGCATGTCTCTCATGCCATCCGCACGAACCCTAATCATCTATCGCCTCGATCAGTCTTTACGCGGTACCGGGCACTCGGATATCCCCGCCTTCTTCGCCAGCCACCGCGCGTACAACCCACTGGCCAGATCAGCACCCAGGCAAGCGACGATGCTACCCAGCGCCGCCGACGTCAGCAGGCTGGAACCCCAAGCCGTAGCCAGCAGCACCGTCGCCAACCCGAACACCGCCGAAGCGCCGAAGCGCAGCAGCACCCGCTTGATCAGCTCGCCCACCGCCATGCCAGCCGCATCGGCTCGCCACATCTCGCCGGTCAGACCGGCCAGCGCCACCAGAATCAGCAGCCAGGTGGGAAGATCGGCCAGCGACTGCTGCACCTGCTGTTCGGTCGACATGCGCGGTTCTCCAGACGGCGAATAAAAAAGCCCGCATGGCGACGGGCAAGGGCGATGGCGGCGCCATCAGCCAGAAAAGACAAAGCCCCGCACAATGGCGGGGCTTTGAGGGGTGACCGGCAGGGGAACCGGCCGTTGCCTGACACAGCAAGTAAGGCTCGTTTCGGTCATCGCCTTGGCGCTGCTCTGACCTGTTATGCGCTTTGTACCCCTCGAACCCGGAGGCGTAAACAGTGATTTAACGCCAATGGCTCGCCACGGGTTCTGCACGGGCTCTGCACAGGCTCGCCACGGGACGGCGACAGATTTGCGAAAGCGATTTTTTACGCGACGTACCTCCCGCCATGCACCCGTTGCATGCGTGCACGGCGCTCAAGCTCATCACGCACCCGCTCATGCAGCTGATGGACTCGAGCGTCATAGGTGCTGGTCGAATTGATGCGCACTCGTCGCATCTGCTGCGCCACCGTCGGGATCGGGTCCGGCAGGTAGCGCACCATTGCCAGCTTCACCAGCTGCGTCTCCAGGCAGTAAGGCGCTCGACCTTTGTTGCCAGCCAGGCGCCAAGCCCGGGCCAACTTGCGGTCCTCGCGCAGGCCGATCTGCTTGATGCTGCCGATCGCCGCGTCCACCTCCTCGGCCGCGTGATCCACCGCGCCCGCCAGCCCCATTGAGCCGCGACCAGATGAAGGCACCATCCCGCCGTACTGCATAGCCACAGCCAGCGGCGTCGAACCGCCCTCGCCCGGGGCGCCCAGGCCGCACCGGCAACGCTCGCCCCAGTGCTGCATCAACGCTTCCACTGCTTCGATCATGGCCTCACCTCCCCCGCAAAACGCAACCCAACACAAAAACCCCAACCCAACACAAACCCAACACACTCAAAACCCTTATAAATCAATGCTTTCAAAGCAACTGTGTGGGGTGTGTTGGGTTTGTTGGGTTTTTCAGCCCTCGCATAGAGAAATTTATTGCCGCATTCAAAGCAGCCTGAACGAAACAACACGCATGCGCGCGCGCGTGGCCAAACCCAACACACCCCACACACCGCCACCAAAGCCCCGCCATTCGCGGCCTCGGCCTGTGTTGGGTTACGAAAACCAACCCG